TCAGCTTGTCGGCATTCTCCGCGATTTCCTTTTCGCTCAGCTGCCAGAGCGGCCGCCAGCTGTAGTGAAGCTCGGCAGGTCGGCTTCCGAGGGCAGAACGGATCAGGCATTCGTCCAGGATCTGCAACTCCGGCTCGATCCAGAGGGTCTGATGCACCCGCACAAGGTCGTAATAACCACGCAGGTCGGATTCCCCGGTGCTGTTCAGCCCCCCGGGTGACGTGCCAAATAGGCGGGTCATTGGAATGCCAGAGGCCGCGCTTACGCGGATAGCGAACTTATCCATGATGTCGGGAATGCCGCCGAAACTGGCCGACTTCTGTTGATAGTCCTCATCAGCATCAAGCAATAGGGCGCCATTGATCCCTTTGCCGAGGTTGGCAAGGTGGAAGCGACGAAGGAGCAACTCCTCGTATTTGGCACCTTGGTTGCGGAGGTTGTCGGTGAGGTTTTTCACCTTCAGCACGTCAACCTTGGCCTCATACATCAAGCTTTCGGCATTGGCTGATGATGACTCGTCGCGCTGCACAGCCGAAAGGACGGTGCTCAGAACGCTGTCCCCCCAGTTATTGGCCTGAATGATATTGCCGCCAGGTGCGATCTTGCCAGGCAAGATCACAAGACGGGATGGGTGGATATTCACTGCCCCGCTGGGGGTATTGATGGTGTATTCTTTGGGGCGTCCGTATCCAGGTTCACGAGGATCACGTTCCAGCTCGCCTGCGTTCAGCTCCTGTCGACGCAGCATGGTAAGATACTTGATGCCGCCCTTACCGATCCTGTCCGGGACTAGCTCCTGCGATAGATTGCTTGCCCCATCGCCAATAAAGATGGCACCGCCACCCCAGCAACGAGCAGCCTTGATCGCGTCAATCAGTTTGCGTTGTAGCCCAAGCCGTTTTTCTTCGGCCTCGATGGCGCTGATCTGCTCTTTTTGCGCATTCCACTCGCGCCATTCCCGACCTGCATCCTCAGCCGGGATATCAATGATCCGCTGCGCCAGAGCAGAGGTGCGATAAGCCGCCTCAATCTGGTCGTCGGCCAAGACGCTCATGACGTAGATAGCGCCTGCTGCCTTGTCGCGTGCCGTGCCCATGCCGGACACAACATTTTGCAAGCCATCGCTGACCTGCACCGTGCCGCCATTAGAAGTTCGGCGGTAATGTGGCTTTGTCAAAGCGCATCCTCCCACGAGAATTGGCCAGTGTTCAGCATGTCGGCGATTGCATCCATGAGCGGGTCAACCTGATCGTCATGACCAGTGCCCAATCCATCGAACGACTGCAGCTCGGCTTTGAGTGCAGGTGTCCATTCCATTTCGGCGGGTAGGTAAACATGCCCGGTCGAGATCCACGGCGCGGCGTCCAGGCCCCGTGTGTATTTGTCTTTATCGCGCTGTATTCCCTCAACCGGGATCAGCTGCTTGCCCGCCTGGGCCATTCCAAGGGACTGGATCAGGCCGGTGCCAGAAACCTTGTCCTCGATCTTCATGCCGCGAGGCTGCCAGCCCCCTAAAGATGCCTTTGCCCAGAACGTTCGGGCTGTGGCCTCCAGCTGCGGTGCCAGCCATTTGCCGCGCACCTGATCGATCAGGTAAATGCCGCCAACCTTTGCCTTGCCCCAGAGCTGGAAAACGGAAAAATCGTTGCGCTCCGCAGTCTTCTGGGCGGTGTCGGCATAGACCCGGGTAAACTCCATCTGTGGCAACTCGTGCCACTCTCCGAAGGCATCCATATTGAACAAGGCGCCTTCAACGCTGGATGGGCGCTGCCTATACTGACTGTTGTAGGTGTAGGCATCAGCCTTGAGGATTTCGATCTCTTCCTCGGTGTGTTTTTCATCCCAGAGCGGCCCGGCTTGCAGGCCATGATCAATCGGCCGACCGTGCGTCCATTCTTTCGGGTATTCCATCCCGGGCTCAATCATCACAGGAAGATCGAGGTGGTCCCAAACCTCGCCAGTTCCGCCTTTTAACAGGTGCCCTGCAAAATCATCGTCGTGCAGGCGCTGCATGATCACGATGATCGGCACACCCTCATGTGCCAGCCTGCTCCGGAAGGTATTGGCAGCCCTCCGGTTCACGTTCTCCCGCTTCTTCGGACTAAAGGCATCGTCAGGCTTCAGCGGGTCATCGATCACCAGCGCGCCGGTGAACCTGGTCTTGTCCATGTATCCGGCCCGAAAACCGGTGATCGGACCACCTGCGGCCTTCGCCAGCAATCCGCCACCTTCAGCAGTCTTCCAGCGGTCCTTTGCCTTGCTGTCTGTCCGGATCTGAACCTCGGCCAGTTCCTGAAACGCCTCAGTCTCAATCAGCGTCTTGACCTTATCACTGTTCTCGCGCGCCAGATCGTCCGAGAATGTGGCATGGATGAACCGCGACTTCGGGTTCAACTGAAACCCCTTGGCGATGAAGTTCACCACCGCAAATTCGGTCTTGGTGTATCCCGGTGGCAGGGTGATGATCAGCCTAGAAATCTTACCCTTGAACACCAGATCTAAAGTCTCAGCCAATACCCGGTGATGAGGGCCTACCAGCAGGGGCATGCCTTCCCGCTCGGGAAAGAACCAGGTTGCGAAAGGCAGAAGCGGTCCCTTGGCCGCTAAGTCAGTTACCCTCTTCTTCGCTTCCAACGAGGCCAAGAGCTGCTGGATCGATGCCAAGTTTTTGTGCTTGTTCAATCAACTCAGCCTCGGATTTGGTTGTATCGCTGTGTCGGATTGGGCCGCCATCTTTGCCAGTGTGCTCCACCTTGTTGGGGAACATGCCCAAGTGCTTGCCGATCTTCTCCAACGCTGACAACTTGTCATGCAGCTTGATCTTGACGCCTTGTGCGGTGAGCGAGACCTCAGAGACCGCCGCCGCCGTGTCGTCGTCCATCTGGCTACTGGGCATCAATTCAACCGGGAATATGCCAAGCCCGTTTGGCTGGGCTTCATCCGCCTCGGTATCCAACGGGCTGCGGCCCCAGGCCACTGCCTTGCGGATGTCTGCGAAGCCGATCCTTGCAAGCTCCTGCAACACACGATCTGCGGTGATTTCGGTTCGATTGGATCGCTTTGCCTTGGCTTTGGTAATGGCTTTTTGAACTTCAACATTCTTCAACAAGCGTTGGCCCGCTGAATATGCCGTCTTTTCGCTGTATCCGGCCCGAATTGCGGCCTGGGTCGCGTTCAGGTCAACAAGGTATTCCTGAACGAAACATTTCTGCTTCGCAGTGAGTGTCATCGCCCGACTTCCCGTCTGGTGATCAAAGCATCCCGCCCGATCTGGTGATGTGGTGGTTTTGGTCGTTGGAGCGGAAAGGCGGAAGCGAACCCCGCTCAGCATGGCTTGGAAGGCCAGCAACACAACCCGTGTGCTTTCCCGCGCTCTTTGTGAGACAGAATGAGAAAACGCACATTTTTGACATTCAAGCGTGGATTTAACTTGCCTAAATGCACATTTATGTGCATAATGTATATGTGCAGAGGGGGCAGGATGGGCCTGCCCCGCACTAGGAGGAAAAGAGATGAAAACTCAACTGATCTCTCTAATTCTCCAGATTATCGTCGCGGTGGCCTTGATAGGCAATATCATCCACCACTGGTAGTCTGAAGAGGTCAGGCCCGGTAGCCGCCGGGTCTGGCTTCCTCCTCAATATAGGGGAATAGTCATGAAAGCTCAAGATTTCCTTGCATGGACCGAAGCAACCGGCCTTACATCCGCGCGGCTTGTTTATGAAGCCTTAGATGCATCCCGCAACACTGTGCAGGGTTGGTTTGTTGATGCCGAGGAAGGCAACGACCTGAAGATTAAGCGCACGACCGCGCTTGCTATGTCTGCCATCCACCAGGGGTTACGCCCTTGGGATGAATATGAACGATAGGAGAAAGCCAATGTCGAAGAAACTGACCTATGCCTCAATCGCTGTCTCTGTGATAACCCTTGCTCTGATCGCCGTGAACTTTTGGGTTCAGTGAAGGGTGGTCAGGCCGTGACGATCTGCAAGCTTCGTCTTTGAATTGCAGTAGCACCGTGGCTGCCTTCGGTCTCCCGCGCCTCGGTACACTCGCCTCTAACGCTCTTGGGCGCTCGGAGGGTCACCAGCCTATGGCCGGATAATCAAAAACTACCACAATCAGCGTCATACCGCAATACGCTGTACCACCCCCTGCGTATCCTCCCCCTTCACCAGTCCAAATCCTGTCATGAACTGATACCACACACGGCCATCTTCGACCTTTACGACATCCACATAAAAATCCGCGAAAGGACCGCCTGTCAGTTTGGCTTGCTCCCCAACTACGGGCTGAAATGCAGC